CGTTGTCGAAGCTCCGCTGGAGCTTGACGGTGGCGACAAAGGTTCCCGACAAGGTGACGTTGAACGCGCCGCCATTGGTCCCGCGAGGGTCCACGCCGGGGGCGAACGAGGCCGATTGGCCCGTCGCCGTGAAAGTGCCTGCTACAGCGGCCATAGTGGTTTCCTCACGAGTTGATGCGTCCGCTCGCGCAGACTGTGTTAGGTTCGGTTTTTGTGTTAAAATTTGCGGGCGAGGCGGTGCGTCAAACACCATCCCCGCCCTAACCGAAACGATCAGTGGAGATCGAAATGGCTACCGACACGTTGCCCGAGATGGGCTTTTTCGACAAGCACCGCGCCAAGATCATATTCGCCGGGCCGGGTGAGTGTTGGCTGTGGAGCGCGGCAAGGACTGTTTACGGTTACGGCACCCTCAAGGCGCGCGGCAAGATGCGGCTGGCTCACCGCGAGGCTTACGAAGTTGAACACGGCGAAGGCTCCGCCAGCGGGATGGTCGTTCGCCATCGCTGCGATACGCCCGCCTGCGTTAACCCCGCCCATCTAGAGATCGGCACACACGCCGATAACATTCGGGACAAGATGGAACGCGGTCGGCAGAAGTGCGGAGGCGTCAAGGGCGAGGCGCATGGCTGCGCCAAACTCACCGAAGCCGATGTTCGAGCAATCCGCTTGGCCTATAGCTCCGGCGGCAACACCCACGGTCAGCGCGCCATCGCCCGCCGGTTCGGGGTTTCCAAGTCGCAGATTGGCCGGATCATCAGCCGCGAAACCTGGAGTCACGTTGCATGAGCGCAGACAAGGAAGAGAACATCGTAGACGCCACATTCGAGATCATAAGCGGACCGGACTCACTGGAGCCGCCGAAGCCGCCGCCGCATTGGCAGTTCTGGAAATATCACTGGCACTGGAGCCCGTGGCCGGTGATCGGCGCGGGGCTTATTGGCCTTCCATACCTGCTGCGGGCGCTAGGTAAGCACTAGAGCCGAGAGCCGTTCCAAGACCGCCCCCTCTCGTCAGGTGGGTCATGATCTCGTTGTATACTTGCGCGACTTCCGGGTTTGACCCCGCTAGGGATTGCAACTCGCGTTGAGCGGCCTGCGCTTCCGGCGCTCCCGTGGCGAGGGTTTCGACGAGGCGCGTAACCAACTTGCGTGTATCGCCGTCCGCAATGCGCTTGGCGACAAATCCCGCCAGCACTGGCGCGGCCCCTAGAATGGCCAATGCCGGATTGTGGGTTGCCAAACTCAACGCGCCACCACCCGTTAACGAGCTTGCGGTGAACCAGTTTTGAAGGCCGCCCGTTTCTGGCGACAGACGGCCCAAGCCTCGCAGAACATTGTGCGTCTTGGTTGGAATGGACGCGCCCCGATAAGCCGCCTCCTCGCCGGGCGTTAAGCCATACTGTCTTTCCATAGACTTATAGACGCCTTGGCGCATTGCGTTGTCTTGGTTCCCACCAGTCCCCGATATGGACGCAAGGTCCGACTTCCTGCCCACTTGCGTTGCAAGGTCTTCAACCTTGCGCCACTTCTGGTTTGCCTGTCGTGCACGACCGATCAGCGTCGCGGCAATTTCAGGGCTCCCGCTGGACATTAGGCCGGGGTCAACGCCGTCGAGAAACTTGTCGATTTCCCGCCTAAAGAGGCCGCCGAAGTGCTGTTCATCGTCGGCGGCTTTGCCCAGAAGGGTGCGACCGACGTATTGCCGCAAACTGTCGATGTCATCTAGGGTCATGGGCTTACCGGCTTCGGCCTGTAACTTCTCCACAACGGCAGCCGCCTTGGGCGTGGCCAGCGGATGCAGGCGATCACGGGCGGCAATGGCGGCAATATCGGCCATAAGCTGACTGGTCGCTTCCGGCGTATAGACCGCGCCATACTCGCTCGCCGCCTTGTAAGCAGCCGTTTTAGCCGTCTCAAGCTCCGCCGCCACCGCGTCGGCGTTAGTATAGTCCATGACCCTCCGGGGAGCCGGAAGGCGCACAGCATCGCGAACGGCTCCGGGCCTAAGACCGGCGAAACTGCCGCCCACCAACTGCCCGGCCATTTCGGCCACAACCTGACCGCCCGGCCCCGCGCCCATAGTCTCAGCCGTTCCGCGCGCCGCCTCGCCGCCCATAGCCGGGAGAACAACCGCAGCGGCCTTTTTCGCCGCGCCGCCGGGAATAACCGCATTGGGTAGCATCCGGCCAACCGAGCGCGCATATTTACCGGGCGTCGTGCGCGGAATGTAGTCGGGGCCGACCGTTGCCTGACGGGCGGCGGTAACTTGCGCCGAATCCGGGGCCGCCGTGCCGCCCAACATCATCGGATTAAAAGCGTCCACCATATCCATTGCGCCCAGCGCCGCGTCCCCGATTTGCGAGAAACCCGGCAACCCTGAACCGCGCAGCCGTTCGGCGCTTTGGCGCGGCGCGGACGAAAGGCTTTCCATGCCCCTCCGCCAGCCCTTGACGATCCCGAGCCCGTCCATCCTGTTCAGGCCGTTGCGAAGGTCGCCATAGGCTCCCAAATATCCGTCAACGCCTTGAACAGCCCCCGTCAGGCCGCTTCGCGCCACATCGCCAGCAACAGACGGCTTGCGCGGCGGCGGCAGGATTGGATTGCCAGCGTCGCCGTTGTCATTCCGGCGCAGATTGCCTTGCGGGTCACGATAGATCGCGCCTTTAGGAAGCGCCGCACGGGATTCACCGCCCGACAGATCGAAAGGACTCGCCATCGAACCGGAGCCCTTAAGCCTTGGGGTTCCCTTGGTCGGTGCAGCTGGAGCGTCCGCCGTGAACGGCTTGCTGGGATCAAAGCCGCCGCCCGCACCTTCAACCTCGAATGGCTTGTTGGGATCAAACGGCACTAGGGAACCTCCACCATTTGATCGCCCTGGCGACGATACCGCTTCGCGCCCTGCCTTACGGTCTGCCCCTCTCTGACGCCGGGGAATGGATCAGCCTTGCCAGTGCGAGGCGCGCCGCGCGTAGCGGCTGGAGCCCCGGCCCCTGTGCGGGGCGCGGGTGCTGGGGGTGGCGCGGACTGGTCGCCAACTTGAGGGAATTGCGCAGGGGCCTCAAAGGCAGAGACATCGTCCAAAGGTGGCAGGCCGCTACGCTGCCGACGCAGGGCAATCGCGGCCTTTCTGATCTCCACGGCCCGCTTGTTGATCGCCTGAATCTCCTTCAGGCGCTGCAAAACGAAATTCTCGTCATTGGTGTTGGTGAGAAGTTCATTCCACGCCCGTTGAGCGTCCCCTTCGGTCTGAATCCCCTTGTTGAGCCGGAGGGAGTCGTTCCGCATCCTTTCCAGACCAGCCTTGAACGAGCCGACCGCAATGTCATTCGGCGACGCCTTGCCAGCCCAGCGCGCCACCGGAGACCATGCATTTTCGACCGGCCCAAGATTCATGGAGCCGTCTTCGATTTGGGTCTGGTAGTTACCCATAAGGCTGTTGACGCCGGTCGCTGACTCGATAACGGCAAGGTCTTCGTCTTCAGCCGCTTGGAGTTTGGGTGGCATGGTGATGCCCGGAAGCGCCTCGCGCTTGCCGTCCGGGCTGATCTGAAAACGCCCTGTGGGGTCAGTCGTCCAGCCCTGACGCGGGCCGCCGGTTGCGACAACTTGCGAGGACGGCCCACCAGCCCGCGCCATCACGGCGCTAGCGTATTCCCGGGTCTTCGGTCCCCACAGGCTCTCATCAGGGCCGCCGTGATAATACATCAGCGCCTTTTCGGGGTCGCCGCCGTATTTCTGCATCCCCTCGTCAAAGTAGGCACGGCCAAGGGCGAGTTGATACTGTTCCGCCTCAGGGGTTGTTCCCGTCATCAGATCGGGCCGCCAAGGAAGGTTCAGCTTTGTCGCCATCGCCTGCGCCGTCTGCGGGAGCATTTGCGATGCACCCTGCGCTTGGCCGTATGGGGTTTGCGGTCCGATAGCGCCGGGGCGGCCACCGCTTTCCTGCTGGACCAGCGCGCCGAAAAGGTCATCAACTGAGGGCGCGCCGCGTCCCTTCGTAACAAGCGTTGCGGTTTCTCCCGGCTTGGTCGTGACAATATCCGGCGCAAAGGGCGCGGACGCCACGACTCGGTTGTTTTGGCCGCCAAAGCGCACTTCACCCGGCTTCATGGTGTAATCCACGGGATCGGGGCGCTGGAAACCGCGCTCGTTGAAGACGGACGAATCTTGCGCCACCACCAAGGGCTCATAGCCCTTCGCGCGAGACTTCGCCCACGCCTCCGGGTCGGCAAGAAACACCGACCACTCGCGGGGGTCCGTAATGCTCGCCCGCGCCGCCGTCATTAGCTCCTGTTGACGCGCCGCCGCCGGGCCCGCTGCATCCCGCTTTGTCCACTCATCCCGCAGCGCGGCAAGATCGTTTCCGCCGCGAACGTCGCCGATGCCAGCCGCCACAAGCCGGGCCATGTCACGCCAGCCGCTTGCACGGGGGCCGCCGTATTGTTGGCCGCCCATACGGGGCGCGGAGGCGGTCATAGGGGCCGGGCGGGCCGCAGGCATAGGCGGGAAGCCCATGGACATATCCGGGCCGTCCTGTGGCGTCGGGGGGCCGCCCGCGAGCCCTTGCGGGGGATGTTCGCCAAGGATACCGCCCACGCCCTGACCGCCGCCCATGCTCTGCGCGAGGATGCCCAGAAGCTGCGGATTGCGCTTGATGTCCGCGAGGATGCCCTGAAAAGCGCCGAGAGGGTTTCCCATGTTAGCGCCTGTTCTTTCCACCGGCGGCCATAGCGCCTTGCGCCAGCATCGCGGGCATACCGAACCCCGGAATCATCGAAGCGATCCCCAGGCCCGCTTGCAGGATGCCGCCGATGCCGCCGTTGCTCGTGCCGGTTTCCGTGGTCTTGCCGTATTTCGGGATCATGCCGACCGACTGGTTTTGAAGCTGTTGCAGGCCCAATAGCCAGTTGTATTTGGCGCGGTTTTCATCGCTTGCCGTCGAAACCGCGTGGTCGTAGCCCTGCGAGCGAAGGCCGCCGAGGATGCCCGCGAGATTGCGCTCCGAGTTCATTTGGGTTTCAGCGTCCAGCACGCCGTGACGCGCCCCGCCCCAAGCGCCGCCCATCGAAGCCCGCGCGCTGTTATCGACGTTCTCGATCCGCCGATAACGGTCCATGTCCGAGATCGTGGCGTTGACCACATCATCGGTATAGGGGTTCTCATACTGGCGGATTTGGTCCGGCGAGAGCGGGCTGTAGGGCGTGTTTTCCGCGAACTGCCGGGCGTCGTTGACCCGACCGTAAAGCGTCGCCTCAAGCCGGGGGTCGAGCTTCTCTTTTCTCGTCGTGGTCGTCGAAGCGCCCATGCCTATATCTCCTTCATGCAAACGCGATACGCCGGCTCATATCCGTGCGGTCGCATAACCTTGTCCCAGCCGGGTCGCCCCGCCGTTGTGAATTGTGTGCAGCCCCGCGCCGCGCCGTAGGCTTCCGCGCTCGGGAGCATGTCCAGAATTTCCGCCATGTCCCCGCCGCACAGCCACATGTGCATCCGCCTCAGACGGGGGAAAACCTGTATCTGCGTCACCGACGCCGACCGCTTGCCGGGCCAGAACTGGCACTCGCCGTCCATGACCATCTCGTAAACGTCGTCCAGATTGTGCGACCCGTGAGCATGTTCCAGCGCCGCTTCGATCCACGGCGCACAGCGGGTCCATTCACTCACAGCGCAGTCGCCGACACAGCCCCGGCATTGCTGACCGTGATTGACCAGCGGTTGCCGTTCGGACTCTTGATGATCAGGCGGCCCGGCGAGACTTCAAGGTCTTCGCCGCGCGCGTGCGCGCTGTTGATAGCCCGTTCCGTCGCGGCGCGGTGTTCGGCCTGGTCGCGCACGTCGTAAGCAGGGGCCGGACGGGGAAGTTTCATCGAAGGCCCCCCGGAACTGCCTCAACCCGGTTAACGCCGATCCGACATCCTTCCGGGCTCACCACGTCATAGCGCACCCTGACCTGACGCCCGGTGAATCTGACGTCCGTGGGGGTCGAAGCGGTATAGGGTCCGAACGTCGTCTCCGAACCGTTGGGATAGAACTTCGTGTAAAAAGTAGCGGTCACGTCGCCCTGCGTCGCCTCGTCTGGATAGAGGTAGCGCGCACAGGCTACGTTGTCGCCGACCCCAAATTCCAGCGGGCCGGACTCGATGTAGATGCTCGCCGAGCTATAGGCCAACCCGACCTCATGCTCGTAGACGTACCCCGATGCGTCGATCATCAGGGGGTATTGCAGAACACCCCGGTCAAAGGCGCACAGCCGGGAAAGCGCCCCGATGTTCCAGTGACCCTCGCCGTAATTGTAGATCACATACCGGTCAATTTCGGTCGAATCCGACGACGGGTAGAGCCACCAAATCTCTTTGTATGCGCTGTTGTTGAACGCCTGAACCTTGCTGATCTGCACCCGGTTGATATCGGAGAACACGTAGTCGTCCACTTCCGAAGGCAGCGCCGAAACGTAGCCGTTGAAGTGAAAGAACCCGTTCACGCCCATCCAGTAGGCTTCGCCGTTTACCACGATGGGGGCCTGACGCGACACCACCCCGCAGTCAGAGCCCACCCGTTCAATAGAGTGAACAAACGGCGGGCCGGTATAGGTCGCCAGATGTACGTCAACATCGGTAAACAGCAGCGTGCCGCCCCGAACCCGACGTCCGCACATCAGCTTGCCGGACGTTTGCAGGTTCTGGCTACCCGCCTGATTGGTCGCCGACGCTACCCAGGTCGTATTGACGCCCTGATCGGACCACGCGACGTTTCGGGGATTGCCACCGGCCCCAAGCGCGAACAGGAAACGGTCATCCGTAACCACGATGGCGCTGGCGGTCGGAGAATTGGCGACGGTCGCCGCATCGGAAGCGGTGTTGCCCTGCCACTCAACGATATCGCCGTCATTCGCCAGAACGCCGACCAGATACTGGCCCCAGCTATCGAGCGCCCAGACCGCCGCCGGGGTAATGTTGGTCGTGTCAGGCCGGGGCGTGCCATAGGAGCCGCTTCCGTAGGTGGAAGTCCCGTAACCCCCCGCCGTCGTGGCGTCAGCCGGGCCCGTCGTGTAGCCCGCCGGGGTGATGTCCGTCAGCGTTCCGGCCCGGTCCATCGCATAGAGCTTGGTATTGGTCCCGATGCCGATAATGGCGTCGCCGTCGTTTTCGGAATAGACGATCATGCAGCGGGCCACGCCCGACACCGCCGATGACGAGCGGGTCCGCCAGCCGCCAACCGGCTGGATCGTCCCGGCAAAAAACCGCATCAGGCTACAGTCGTAGTAGCGGCCCTTGCTTTGATAAACCGTGCCCGCCCTCTTAATTCCGGGGGGGAACTCCAGCGGAACGAGCATGGTCTAGGTCTTGATCAGGAACATGATTGCGACGTTGACCGGGCGCGTTTCCGCCGCGCCCCCCGCCGAAGATGTCGTGATGCCGGGCGAGGCGGTGTTGGACTGGCGCGTCACATAGGACGAGGACGAGCCATTGTTGCCGCCGTCAATGGTGTGGGTGTGCGCCGCGAACGCATCGGCTTGGTTGCTTGCCAGCGCGCGGCCCGTATCAATGCCCCGTCCGTTGTCGTAGCCGCGAGGGAAATAGCCGCGCATGTCGGGAATGTTGAACGTCGTCGAGCCGTCCCCGGTCCCCCACGTCGTGCTGATAGCCGTAAACAGCGCCGCATAGGTCGCTCTGGACACCGCAGAGCCGTCGCACTCCAGCCAGCCCGTAGGGGCGCTGGACCGGCCCGTCATCACTACCTGACCTGTCATGTAGGCAGTCGGCAGCGCCAGAGCGGCAAGCGCAGCGGCAGCGGTAGCTGCGTCCGATACCGCCTTGACGGTCGTGTCGATGCCGTCAAGATCGGTGTTGAGCTTGGTTCCCCAGGTATCGGACGAAGCGCCGACTTCCGGTTTTGTCCAGCCGTAATTGGTCGTCGTCGTGTCGGCCATTCGGTATTAGCTCCAGACCACGTCGGACGTACTTGCGGGCGTCCACGTCTCGGGGTTCGGCGTTGCCGCCGTCCATGTTTCGGGTGTCGGGACCGGGGTTGACCACGGGCTGATATCGCCAGCGCTTTCGAACGTCAGCGCGCCCAGAACCGTATCAAGCGAGGCCCCCGCTATCGCATCCACATCGGACGCAAACGTCAGGGCCCCAAGGGTTGCCGTCAGGCTTGCCCCGGCGATGGCGTCAACGTCCGAAGCGAACGTCAGCGCGCCTAGTGTTACGTCCAGTGTTCCGGCAGCGCCGGGCGTGTAGGTGATGACGATCAGGCCGTTTTGCGACCCGCCCGACCGTCCACCGCCGCCCGCGCCGTATAATCCGCCGTTGCCGCCGCTATTGGCTGTTCCGCCGCCACCACCACCGCCTCCCGGCCCCGCCGTGCCGCCTGCCGTGGCCGCCCATGTCGTTCCGGCGCTTCCGTTGGCCCCGGCGCTACCCAAGCCGCCAAGGCCGCCAGCGCCGCCGCTACCGCCGTTGCCGGCGCCGCCGTTGCCGCCCGTCCCAACGCCGTCGCCCGGATCACCGTCCGTCCCGGCAGCAGCAGGCCCCGCCGCGCCACCACCGCCCCCGCCATCGGTCCCGCTTACAGTGCCGCCGTTGCCGCCGCTGAATTTGGTTGTCCCGACACCGGACGCCGCAGCGCCGCCAATCCGGGCAGATGCGGCCTTCGCAAGCACGGTTCCCGACGAGGAAAACCATGTATCGCCCGTGCCGACCTGATAGCTTACCGACCCGGCGAAGGTCTGGTTAACGATCTTCGAATAGGCCCCGCCACCACCGCCGTTCCCACCAGCAGCGCCCGGCGCACCGGCCCCGATGCACTCGATAGAGTTTGGCGTCGAGAAGTCAGACGGGACGCTCCAGCTTGCGCCAGAGGTGAGGAATATAACCTTGTCGGCCATTGAAGGGCCTTACGGGTTAGAGGCGGTCAGTTGGAAGGTGTTGACCGTAACCGTTTGCGTGGCGACCAGCGCGGTATTGTCGAGGATCATGTCCCCGCCGCCGCCCGTGGCCGTCACCGTGCCTTGCAGATGCACCGTGGTCCCGGTCGGGTCCTTGATGCGGAAATGTTCCGCCGTGCCGCCCGTCGCCACAGTCCCAGACCATGTGCCGAGCTTGGCCTTCACGCCCCCCGAAGCTGCCGCCATCCAGTCGGAGGGAAGCGTCAACGTCGCTAGCAGCGTTCCGCCGTCAGCCGCAGCGCAGTCGGCCTCAACCGTTCCTGAACGGAGATAGAGCAGCGCCACAGCGCCCGTGGTGGACTCAATCGCGTCCAGCATGGCGTTACGGACGGTCGTGGAGAGTTGAAGGGTCAATGCTCTATTCCCTAAACGTCGGCGTCATTTGCAGCGTCGCCCCGAGCATATCCTTACGGGTCATGGTCTCGATTGACGACATTGCGTCCTCGAAAAGCTGGCCCCAGATGCTGATCCGCGCGTCATCCTTCAGATAGGGCGCCGAAGCCTTCAGTGAGCCGTATAGGTAAGCGTCGGGATGATCTTCCAATACCCAATTGCTCGCCACGTCCGCCGAAAGCGCGGTGATCTTGCGCCAATAGGTCAGGCGGGCCGTGTAGCTCCCCGCCGGGACTGGCATGAACCGAAATTCGCCCGCCACGATGGTATAAAACTGGCATTGCCCCGTGCTGCGATAGTTGGGGCTGTCGTTGGTGAATTGATCTGGAGAAAGATACTCAAGCGGCGTAACCGGCGTGGTGTTGAGATCGAACGTGATGACCGAGCCGAAGTCCGTAGGAACCTCGCTGTATTCGGTCGTGATTGTTGCCGTGGCCCGCGCCATGTCTCTCAACCGGCGACGCATCTCAGCCTCGGCCAGGGTGATAAAGTCGGGAATGGCGCTCGTCAGGTCCGAACGGTTGAGAAAATCCGCAACCGATGCCTTCAGCGTCGTATATGAGGTCAGGGCCATCTAGCGCATAACCCCGTTGGAATACCCGATCTGGCCCGGCGCGGTGCGCAGATACGCCCAATCCGGATCGTTCAGCTTCTTGACGAGGCGGTCGTGATGGTGCGGGTTCATCGCGTTCCAGCCTTCCTCCTGAAGCCATTTGAGGATGATCACGGCGGGCAGATGACCCACCCGCCGAAGATCACGCGAGGGGCTGTAGCCGTCGTTCTCGTTACGCATGGCGAGCGCCGCTTCCAGAGCCGGGGCAACGTCGTGCTCCGACCGGATAACCGGGCCTTCCGGGGTGTCGTCCCAATAGTGGCGAACCCCCGCGCTTGACGTGAAAAACGGCTCAGCCATCAGAGGATTTCGACCCGCCCCGCCGCCTCTTGGGCAACGGCAATCGAGCGGGCGATCCAGAACTTGTCGCCGCGAGCGAACTTGAGGGGCTTCTGATCCACGTCGCTCAGTTCGCCGGTGTGGATACGCTTGTCCCCCATCGGCAGGACGCGACATTCCACCAGGTCTTGCGCGGCTCTCGCCAGCCGCAGAATTTCGGCGTCGTCGGCGCGCTGTTTGGCCTCTTCGGCAAGGGCTTCCTTGACCAGTCGTTCGGCCTCCGCCTTGGTTTTGGCGACGGCTTCGGCGTGGGCGGCTTCGACCTCCGCGCGGGCTTGCGCCATGATCTTCTCGCGCTCAGTGGCGAGGATGGCCGCCACATCAGGCGAGGCTGGCGCAGTGGACGCGGCGGGTTCAGCTTTGGGAGGGCGACCGGGGCCGCGCCTGGCTTCAGTTTCGGATTGCATGGGGGTCCTTGGAAGGGCGGGGAGAGGCGGGATGCCCCTCCCCTGTTACTCCGATCAGGTCAGATCGGCGACGATGGCATGAGCCTTCTCGTTGAGAACGACCAGCGTCGATTCCTTGGTCATCATATATTTCTCGCTGTCGCCGGTATCTGACAGGCGCTTGGACTTCACGCCGTCCAGAACGCCGACCTTCACCTTGTCGGGATCGACGAACAGGCAAGCCCGCGTGATCTCGTAGGGGTGGGGAACCAGCGTGATGTTGCCGAAGTCGGACG